GCCCATTTCGGGCTCGCAACAGCGTAGACTGGAGATTCTATGATAGTAAAGACAACACCCGGAGGGTCTCATGAGCGAGCTTACCGCTGTACTTCCTACGCAGTGCGTGGGGAGTCAGGGGGATCGCTTGCTACTTTTCTACAGGTAGCAATGGGGACACCGTGGTACAAAAACACGGTGAATACCTTTGCTAACCCTAGTCGTACGATTTCGTACGATAAGGGAAGACAGAAGTTTAACTACTGTCACCATGATGTAGATGAGATCGTAGTGCCTACACCTTATCCCGAATCCGTTTACGGATATAATGACGGGACGAGATGGCGTGGCATGAAGTACAAAGGCCACTCAGACAACATCGTATGGAATCCTACGCCAGTTATAACGGCGTCAGATCAAATGCGAAAGCTTGCCTGGCAGTCACTACTTCCGAAGCTTAACGATGGTTTTTCATTGGCCAACTTTCTTTGGGAACTTAGAGACTTACGAACCTTAGGGTTCTCTGTATCTAAGCTACTAAAGCAGATGCGACTCATTAAAGGGTCTGTACCTGATCGGCTTCTGTCAACTCGTACGCTTGCGGAACTTATTCTCACCTATTCATTTGCCATCGCTCCGCTACATGCGGATATACAAACGATGCTTGGAGGACTTTTTAACACAAATAAGCGTGTTAATGAGTTCATCGCAAATGGAAGGAGGAATCTTACCTACCACTACACGAATCCTTTGTGTGGGGAGGTAACGGGTACACGTAAAACTTATTGGGGCGAACAGGTAGACACTACTCAAGCTGTTTACCACGCCACTCTAAAATGCTCGTACTACTATAAGAAACCTTCTGAACTAGAAGCTTTCCTACGTATTACGGGTTTACGTGTTACATTGGAGAACCTATGGAATGCTTATCCATACTCCTTTGTAGTTGATTGGGTCCTGAAAATAGCCGATTGGCTAAAGCAGTTTGATCGGGACCCATTCCTTACCGTATACATTAAGGATTATTGCGATTCCATAAAAATGGTATGCGCAACTACATCTTTTAATGATTTCGGTATAGGAACTTATGCCACGACTCATCCAACTGTGGATGGGTACGCGGATCTTGTCATAGGACGTCACGCAGTATGGTCGACAAGAAGGTCGTACTACCTGCGTGAGCCTGGTCTCCCAAATACGGGATACGCTTTTCCTGTGTTCGACTCACTGTCGAACCGCGAGTTGGTACTCGGCGGGGCGTTATTACGCACACGTTAACCTGCCCTCGGGCACCGCAATGAAGCGGAACTTAAAAGAGGTATATCGATGCTTGCCAACACAATCACTCTCAACGACGGGACATCCGATCATGTGTATGATCTTGTGTCACGTCAGGGGATGGAATCGCTACGTCGCGAAACCGGAGTATCAAGTTCTTTGAACTCCGGGCTTACGGTCAAAAATACTGTTGACCTAGGCAATGCGTCCGCGCAAAACCGTCACCTCGTGCAAATCGCACGGAAGGAAATCGATGCAACTACAGGAGCTGAATACAAAGGCTCTGTACATTGCGTCATTTCTCGTGACAAGAACTTCACCGACGCTGAACTAGCGTTGATGATTGCACAGTTATGTGCGTTCTTGGGTGTATCCGCGAATATCACTGATATTCTGTTGGGAGGAAATTGATAGTTAGGCGATCATCGGCCGGAGGAAAGCATTATGCCAACCTTAAAGCCGGAGGACCTAATCATCAAACTACTGACCGCATTGTTACAAGATGCGGCAACCATGTTTCACCAGTCTCGCATTGACCAGATATCAGACCGAACTACGGCATTGCGCCGTCTACGGAATGAAGGTTCTGGCTTTGTAACCAAGACGTTACCAGGTTTAGGTAAGCATTTTGATGCTTGCTTACAATCTGGTATCTTCACACCTTTCCCTGCCTTTAAAAGGCAAAGAGGTGGGCCTCTCCCTTGTTTTCTTAAGGGTTTGACCAAGTTCGTCTTCGATACGAGTGGAACATTACAAGAATACCCTGATACTGACGCCATTAGGCTAATCAGACAAATCTGCTTTATGTTTTACAAGCTAGATTTGGGGTATTCGGAGGAGCTAGTTGATGCAAAAGTTAATAGATTTGTCGAATCCGATATTAATCTGTCGCACGTTGACACGGTTGACCCTAATCAAATGGGTATCCTATATCACGTCGCAAAGATCATCGGCATCATTTTCAAGGATTTCGACCATAGGGAGATTACTCCTAGGCCGGGTCCTGGTCAATGTTCGACAAGGGTTCCTCATGAAATGCGGTTTGAACCGCAGACCTTATACTCTAAGGTCCATCGAGTTTACCCTTATTACCGTTATTATTATAGCGGTAGTTCGCATCTTCTGGACTCTGTGCACAGGTACAGATCCCTACCCCGAGCCCGGGAATCCATTTCCAGGCTAGCTTTAGTCCCCAAAGATTCTAGAGGACCACGCATTATATGCATGGAACCCCCGGAATTGATGTGGCTACAGCAAGGGTTAAGAAGGGAGATTTATGACCACATAGAGCACCACCCATTAACGCGAGGTCAGATTAATTTTACTGATCAAACGATTAATGGTGCTTTGGCACTCTGGTCATCCAAGTGGGGGAAATATGTTACCCTCGACATGGAAGAAGCATCTGATTTAATATCTCGGGCGCTCGTCGAGTTAAGCTACGACGAAGTTCCCGGTCTATTATCAGCGCTTCTCTCGCTATCATCTGACTACATTGAACTACCCAATGGCGATCTACTTCATAAAAAGAAGTATGCTCCCATGGGGTCCGCTCTCTGTTTTCCAGTGATGGCGACTGTACACTTTGCACTTGCGGTTGCTTCAATTCATCTAGCAACCGGGCTGTCATACAAGAAAATCGCGAGGGATGTGTATGTTTACGGAGACGACTTGATTGTCAAATCCGAACATGCTCAGTATCTCTTGGACGATTTTCCTCTATTCGGACTTCGGTTCAATAAAGGAAAATGCTGTCTTGAAGGACACTTCCGCGAATCTTGTGGCGTTGATGCCTATAATGGCAAAAACGTGACGCCCATGCGAGTAAAGAGTATCTCGCATTCTGCAAACAGTGCATCAGACCTAGATAGATACCTTGCGTACTTCCATGGCCTCTTTAATAGGGGCCTATGGAACGCAGCAAGGCAGCTTCAGGTGATCATTGAGAACATATGGGGTGATTTACCCTGTTGTTCAAAGCAATCATCTGTTCTAGGTTGGGTGGTTCCCCGCTCTTCTGTCTTCTCCGCCAATAAGCATTGGGGATGGGATAAGAAGACCCAACAACCGGCTAAACGGGTCCGGATTTCAATATCTCCGCGACCACGTAAAAGCATGATTGGTGGATGGGAACAACTCCTTCGCGCACAGTTACTCGTGCGCAAGGGTTCCTCTGCAAAATTGCAGGAACGCTCCCAATCCTTAATAGGATGGAAGCGTGTACCCCTGTCTGGTTTTTAAACCAGGAGGAGCGGGGAG